GGGGTCGGCGCCCAGAACACGAAGGCTGAGATTACTGCGGCAATCTTGGAGGCGAGACGATGAGCGACACGCTGCTGGAGGCGGCCCGGAACTACCTGGATTATACCTGGGCGGACGAGGCCGCGGACCGAAAGCTGACCGGCATCCTGGAGCGTGGGATGGCCTACCTGGATCGGATTGCCGGGGAATTTCTGTACTATGAAAAAGAGGGACAGCCCCGTAAGCTCCTGTTCGACTTTGCCCGGTATGACCTGGCGGGGGCCTCCCAGGACTTCGCCGCAGACTTCTCCACGGAGCTGAACACGCTGAATGCGGAGTATGAGGTGAAGCGCCATGAAAAAGAGCATCCAGACTTTCTGTGATGGATCAATACCGCAGGAGGGAGCCGGATGAGCCGTAGCGAAGTTCAAACATATAACGATGGTCTGGTGACCATATGTGATGTTGACAATGTCGGCGAGGCTGGCTTTCGACCGGTCAAAGGGCTTGTTAAAAAGTGTGCCTTGCGCTATCAGGAGAGAACTGTTGGAGTGACCCGCTTTTATGCGGCCAAGGCAGCACAAGCAAGGGTCGACCGGGTTATTCGTGTTCCCAGGTGTGGAGTGCTTAAAACGGACCAGGTAGCGATATTGGGGAGTGGTGACCAGTATATCATCGTACAGGTACAATACCCAGCCGCTGTGCGGCCACTGTCCATTGACCTTTCCCTTCGAACTGTTGAGGACGGTGAGACTTATGACTTTGCCTGAATTTGCCGCTGTTCTATTGAAAGCCGGCCTGCCGGTTTATCACCAAGTTGCCCCGGACCAGCCAGGAAATAGGTACGTGGTTTGGCAGGAATATGCGGGGCAACGACAAACCGGAGGCCCGTTGTTAATCCACCATATCCAGGTGGATTTTTACACAAAGTCTGAGCTCGACCAACGAATTGAATGCTTGCTGAGGGAGTTGGAAGGGTCAGGCGTATACCAAGAAGAGCCCGAAATCAGCTATGATGCTGAGACAGGTTACACCAGATACATGATCGAGTGTCAGATCATAGACACAACTATGAGGAGGATGACAAATGGCAAATAGAAGTAAAGCCGCCGCTTACCACGGCGTGGAAAATGTCAAGTTTGCGCTGAAGACGTCCAGCGGGTACGCTGCTGAGGACGCTATGCTCAAGGTGCTCTATGCTAAAAGTCTCAACCCTTCGACCTTGCTGGAGGCCGCAGAGCAGTACGCAGATGACCGGCTGCTCTTCCGGGTCCCCAACGACAAAGGCTATGAAGTTGAGTTCGGGACCACGGCGCCGGACCCTGAGCTGGACAAGGCCGCCGGTTTCGCCATGGAGGGTGCATCCGGCCTTTTGAGCGTGGAACAGGTCCAGTATGCGAGGGGGGCCATGTACTACGAGTTCAAAGAGCGGGACGAAAACGGTGCTGTCAGCATGGTCAAATGCTGGATGTACAACGTGGAGCTGGGCAAGGGCTCCGGCACTCATTCCACTGACGAGAGCTCGGTGGCTTTCGGCAGTTATACCTACCCTGCGCGGGTGTACGGAGACCCGCTGATGGGGCCGGATGGTACCAAGGAGTACGTGGATGACCACGGCATGGGGCGCAAGGTTTTCATGTACACCGCACGTCCCGGAGATGATGGGTATGCGACCTTCGGAGACACCGTTCCGGTGCCTAAGATGGCTGCCCCGGCATCCGGCGGCTGATGATTGCTATGGAGATCGGCGGGGTCCGTTTTAGGCTGGACCCCGCCGCCATCTCCGCTCTGCGCTACCGGGCGGAGTATGGGAACAGCATTGTAAATGATTTGGCAAGATGCGTCTCAGCGGCGGAGGCAGAGGGGCGGCTGCTGCGTATGTGCCACATGATGATTCCAGTGGCAGATAGGCCGGAACTGCTGGAGTTTGCCAGGCTGGCCCGCAAAGATCCTGATTTTTTGGACAAAGCCCGCGTCGCGAAAGCTGCCCTGTTAGCGCCAGACCCGCAGATGGGGCTGCCGTCAGCTGAGGAGGGGACAGGAGAGGCTTTTGATGAATACAGGGTTTTGGCCTTGCTGGCCTGCATAGGAGTGGATCTTTGTTTGATCTATGACCTGCCAATTTTGCATCTGGTGGCGGTAGCCCATCGGGCGGCGGAGCTGCGAGATCCGGAAAGTAAATGGTATAGACCCATGACGGACGACGAGCTGTTGTCGCTCTATCCGAGGAGGCGGTGACGGTGGCGGATGGAATCTCCCTGGAAGAGTTTGGAGAGGCATTGTCAGACCTGCTTGGGAAAGAGGCCATGAACGCCGAGGAATCGTTGGACGAAATTATAGAAAAAAGAACGAAACAAATCCGGGACAGGCTTCGACAGCGCAGTCCTAAGGACACGGGCGGGTATGCCAAGGGCTGGCGGGTCAAAACAGTCACCCGGAACCACGAGAAGGTAAAGGTCATTTACAATGCGGAAAAGCCGTGGCTGACTTATATCTTGGAATATGGGAACCAGCATCAGCCGGCCCAGCCGCATATCAGAAAAATTGTTCTGGAAGCGGCGGACGAAATCATAGAAGAGCTGGTGGACCGGCTTTAATTTTTGGAGGTAAAAAATATGGCGCTGGGCTCCAAGTACGTCAAGGGAATCGAAATTGAGATCGGCGGG